TACTTCTATAATAGAAATTATTACTATCCCGATTGTAATACACAACATCTTCACAAAATCTAACTTGTCCAACTCTATTTTGTTTATTATAGAAAGTATCAACTTGAATCGGAAAAAAATATAATGACCCATTCACCCAATTATTCATAAATGATTGGGAAAGAACTCCTCGGCACAATCCATAGAAAAATCTAAATCTGAAAGCCCATTCTCCAAAGTTTCCAAGATCTTTCACCAAATCCAAACCAGGTCTTCTCATGAAAATATAACACCCCTTTTCAACCGCATCTTTGGTTGTACATTCCTGATTGACTTCGAAGTTATTTCCAAAACCAGTATAACAATCTAATCCAACCATGTTCTCACAATCAAATGTTGATAATACCGTCAATTCATTTGGTAGCCCCTCTAAATCAGCAGTAGCAATTTGTGCACCCGTAGCATATCCAACCAATTCTGTAGGTTCATCTAATTCAGGTATTTCATAAAATATAAAGTTGTTGTTTTGTTGTAACAATGCAGGATTTGTAGTCCAAGCGCTACCATTCAACGCATCAGATGAAGGTAATCTGTCAGTTCTCATTACATTATTAACTTTGGATGAGATAGACATTGGGGATCCAGTCAATGTCGGATATGCATTTGGTGTCAAATATATAAATCTTACATCCCTATAACCAAAACTAAATCCAGCGGTAATGTTTCCATATATGTACGACGCTCCCGAAACATCTTCGGATAAATCATATTTCGCGGCGTTTTGCGTTGAGGAATAAAAATCATTGTTAGTTGCTGAAACCATCCCAATTACACCTCCGATATTTCTCTTGTTCAACCCATCACCTATTGTGTCACGTGTTGCATCCAAACTACCATAATAACCAACTGTGGAAGTTGTAAATCCACTGAACCCATTTCCAGCTTGGAAAAAATAAGATGGATAAAACATTCCATTTTGGTTGAAAGGTTGCACAGAAATATTTGTCTGTGTCAACTTTTGAATAGGAATGTTCAATCGAGTTGTAGCAGTTATTGTCAAACTACTATCATCTATATTTTTACCAAATATTCTACCGAGTTTATATTCGTTCTCATATGTTGGAGAATATGGATCGACACCTCTTTGTAGGATTAAAATGTATTGACTATCTAAATTTTCTAGTACCGAAAGTGGACTTATCAAAAGATTTTCCTCTTCCTTATATCCTATTGTACTCCTATGCTTAGCCAAAAATATTCTTGATGGAGCACTCAAAACATTAGGGAAGGTTTCCAAATCACTAGTACTCCATATTTTTATTGCGTCAGATATTGTGATTGCCGTCACAACTTGAAAATATTCTCTGTCTTGAGGATATTGTTGACGGGTTACAGTACTTCCTGTTGGTAGGTAATATGAGACACTGGTATCTGTCAGTTCGGTTAAAGCATAATTCACTGTAACATTTGTTGATCCTTGAATCGTTGTCCCTGTAATTCCATTGACTAATCCATTATTAGTTTGTGTTATAAAAAAGAAATTTTTGTCAGTTGATGTTGCAGGATTTACCGTTGTTAGTAATTGTCCTGACTCATAAAATTGGTTAGACAAAATAGTCACTGAGTTATCAAAGTGAAACTTTCCTAAATTTGAATTTTTAGAAAAAGTGACTTTGATTTTATTCAATTCCTCGAAATAAGATTTTCTTGTATTAAACAAGTTTATTCTCTCACCTAATGACAAACTTTTTGAATAAGCAAAGTGTTTTCTTTCATCAGATTCGTCCGATAGAAATCTAACAACTTGAGACACCGGTGTTTTAAATATGTTTAAATCTGTTACTGAGTCATCGTTACCTCCGAGGGCTTCTGAGAAAATCAAAGATTTGAGTTGGACATCCTCAGAAGGTGTTCCATCTGCACCAAACAAAGATTGTAATCCATCATAATAACTTGATGGTGAGGAAACATATGTCAACACTCCATTAGTTCCTCCTAAAAGAGCTGATGAGTCAACGTTAGTTTCTGTACAAGTACATGATTGACAATCAGGGTAAGTTAGCATTGGTAAACGTACCAAAAAACTTTTTGTCTCACACTTGATCCTTAGAACTCTACAAATAAACGCGAAGGGTCTCAAACGTAGAATTTTAATTCCGCATAAAAAACACAAAGCTTCAATGACTGTGGTGTATATGAAAAGTAAAAGGTGGGCAACAACTAATAAAACCGACCCAACAAATTGTATGACAGTGAAAATTATTGAAAAAAGAAAATATAATAAGTCGAAATTTTTAAAACCGTCGTTGACTGGGAACTTATTTATTGTACTTGAACAAGAATCATCATCAATTTCTTTAATCCCAATAAATTTTCCTCGTCCATCACCTTTTTTGTATTGGTCAATCAACGATGAAATTGTATACACTCGGTTGAATTGAAACTGATAGAACGTGTCTTCACAGTCGATAATTTCGTTTAACCTATCTATTTGGGCCGTGCCAGTAAATCCATTTGTATACCCTGACCACGCTAACCCAAAATAATATGAGCTTTCTTGAGTTTTTTTCTGTGTTTGACTCCCTAAGTTTGTTGGGTCCACGTCAGGGTCTAACCACCCATATTCTCTTACATTAGGAACCAAATAACTTGGTCGCCTTGTTTGCATAGTCAAATCATTTGGTTGCGTCCATTTGATTTTGAATCTATATTTCCCTTTAGTTGGTATACCCAAAGTTGGATCATTAGAGACAACTCTTTCACCAAATTCGTTGGTGATAACATAATCCAAATTCATTGGTAACTCAGTCAACCACGTTCCATCCCCATCAATAATGTTTCCAGCTTGTTCCAACTCGAAAACTTCCAAAACAGGATTACCATCCTCATCTTGATCTATAGTTTGACGTATTGCCAATATTTGACCTGGTCCTGATGTGAGATCACATAGATTACCTAAGTTATCTTTAGGTTTACAGTTCTTCCTAATCCTGAACTTATCAGGAGAAGAAAACATTGACCCCATGAATACTGAGGTGGGCTGAATATCAACATTAGCATCGTCCCTTAAATCAAAATCAACTCTGTTGATTGATATTTGACAAATTTCAGGATCTCCCCAAAGTGGAGAAATATCTGCAGTCTTCGATAGATTGATAATTTGTGGGAGAGAATTTAAATCAGTTGATGATCTAAATCTATTCCCAGCAACTTGTGCTTCCGTTGCCAAACCCATTCTAATCAAATCCTGTGGCGTTAGTGAAAATTCACCAATGTCAGATAAGTCGACATCCATAACTATGGTTTGTTCTCCCAACGGAACTCCCATAATCATGTAATCACCACTCTCATTAGTTTTAGATGTAAATCGGAAGTATTTGTCGTAGATTTCAACCACAGTCGATCCAGTCAATACATCTGATCTTGTGGGAAATGTACCAGTTGCGGCATGTTTTGAATATGAAGGATTGTAGGGTAATAGGTTGTATCTATACCCATCTTCATTCCTATCAGTAGGAGATTTATAAGGGTATATACTTGAGATAATTGGATTTGATTCATCTATCTGTTCAATAGGAATGAAAATTGAAACTCTCGCGTTTGGTAGTCCAAATCCGTTGTTTGCGGTGACTCTACCAACTAAAACGCCATAGTCAGCACAACTCCTTGTGTAAATTTCACTTTGTTGAATCTTGAGAGATAGGATTTCTAGAAACTCGAAATCTTGGTCCAACTGTAAATTTATAGATTTGTTGGTTCCAAGTTCGGTCCTAATTCTATATGAATCACCCATGTATTATCTTTAGTTTATAAATAGTTTAGGTGTTATTTTCTAACACACACCTTAAATCATAAACAAGAAATGAGTATAATAAACCTATTAAGAAAAGGTTATAGATTGGAAGTTTTTCACGGACACCTTGATATCTTTTGCCGGATATCTAACTTGATAGACTTGGAAAGGTTGCGCAAATATTGTGTCATCTACTGGTTGAATTTCTCGTGTTTCGGGATTCGAATATTGCATTGATGTCTCAGCTGAAGAGTATTGTCCTCCAACATTATTAAACACTTTAATTCCAGCCACAGTCAATACACCATTTTGATTCTGTACTATACTTTGTATTTCAGACAAATAAACATTTTGACCCAACTGTCGTGTTTGTGGATTGAAGTATGTTGATATTCTATCAACAACATCAGCAATTACTTGTCCTGAGTTTTGTGCGGAATCAAGAACTATCGATACTTCTAAGCTCAGATCTATTACTTCAGCAGTAAGAATTGAAATATAATCATTCATCATTCTATAGTTTGACAAATAAGTTGCAATGTTTTGTTTCAAAGTATTCGAAACAATGTTGGTCAACTTACCTGAGGTGTCGTATGATAGAAGCTGAATAAGAATCTTGTTGTTATCTTCAGTGACAGAAACCTTAGCAGGTGCCCCAAACTCTGATGGCATGTTTCTAATTATAGATTCGTAATCTTGAACTGTCACAGCTCTCTTTTGTGCTGAGAAGTTGAATGACACATAATTTCTGATTTCTTCCAGTGAAGGTAATCCAGCGCCACCTACTGCAGCAGTGACGTTATTACATCTTAATGAGTTTACAACTGAGGAGTTCGTAATTTCGGATGGTCCATTGACAAAGAAAGAAACTGTTCCGATTTGTGTAATTACATTTGTCCCCAAGTTTGTTCCCAATCCCCCACCAACTCTGTATTGAACGAATAGTGTTGAATTAGGTGTAAGAGCCGATCCCAAAGATATATTATTTGAATATCTTTGTATATCTAAGGTAGCACCTAAGGTTGTAAACTGATCAAGAGCATCTTGAGCGGTATTTGTTCCACCTCCAAATGTGAGTTTTTTAAATCCTTCAGGAGTATATTCACTTATAAATCTATTAGAAGTTTGAATATATCTACCTACTTTAATACCAGGTTGATCTGAAACTTTAGTTGGATCTTCGATGAAAACTCTATCTTCAGCTAATGCATCGACTTCATACCATTTATTAGACAAACCTAAAAATTCAGCTGTAGTTGGCAAATTAGTATACTCAGTTCCACTCTTTAATAAAACACTCGTAATTCCCAAAACATTTTTCTCAGGTAAGAATAGTTCGAAGAATGGTTTTACATCATTTGGAGTAATGACTCTTTTGAATACTTTGGTAACACCGTTTACAACTAATTCTCTTTTGGTAATTGTGTAGTTAACTAAAACATTATTAGCGTTGAAGTTAGGTATTTTTAATCTATTTGGGAAACCTTGAGCGTTGTAAGGAGATGTGAAATCTATATCATATACATTCTCAAATACAATTCCCGCTCCAGTGACTTGAGATCCTCTTGCTAAAATTCCAAGGTATCGTTCGTCTTCTTTGTCTCCGAACGCCGGGACTGTGATTGAAAAGTCAACCAAAGATACCGATGGTCTTTGGCCAGGAAGTTTCAAACCATAAGTTCTTGCTATATTATATATTGAAGATCTTTGTTGCGCGTATTGAAGAACCGTTTCTTGAATACTTCGATCAATGTGGTAGTGTAAGTTATCAGCAACCGCGGCATTCAAATCTAAGAACACAGAAAATACTGAAGCGTCATTGAAATCTTGTATGAGCTCGGGATAATAAGTCCTCACATAATTTAATAGTTCGGTTCTTATCCCCTGATAATCTCTAGTGGTATATGATATTTTACGATTAGCCATTTATATTAAATATTTATAATAACAAAATCACTTTGAGCAAAAGAACTTCTATTGTTCGCGTAATCTATTCTAATTTTTGCAGTATACTCAGATGTCCCTTTTCCTGGAAATCTATAAACTGGCGATTCACTTGTCCCTACAGTATTTTCACCCAACATTGTATCAACCTCTAATTCAGGATCAGCTGGTGTAATAGATATTTGATTTAATAATAAGTTTGGCATGAAGGTTTCAACCGCGTCTCTAATATCCGATTGTATAGCGTCAAATGTCAAACCATCAAATGGTTCAAAAATAAATTCATACAATCTAGTACCAAACTCAGGTAAATAATATCTACTTCCCTTTCTAGTTAATAATAAATGTATTAAATCCGATTTGATTTGTTGGGACTCAAATTCTGTGAGTTCCAAATAATCCCCACGTCGAGAATCCCGAAATGGGAAATTTAATCCATATGTAACTCCGTTCGCCATAAAGATAAATATACTTCGATTAGTTTCCTTATAAATAGCCCAAAATAAAAAATCCCAACATAAGTTGGGATTTAAATTGTTTTAAGATGAACATCCAAAACATTCAATTTCGATACCTTCAGGTTTTGGTGGTAAATTCATACTACTATAATCTACTTTAGGTACTTCTTGTTGAGGTTTTGGTTTTTGAATTTTTGAAATGTCAACCGCCAAATGTTTCGCTCCTGTCGATATTGCCTTTGTTCTTACATAGTAACACAAAGTTTTCAATCCTTTTTCCCAAGAGTGGAAGTGTGAAGAAGTAATCTTTGACAATGTTGGATTCGGCATATAAATGTTCATAGATTGAGATTGATCAATAAATGGTGCTCTGTCTGCCGCCATGTTAATCAATTCTTTCTGTGAAATCTCCCAAATAGTTTTATATTTTGGAATCAAGTGTTCAATTCTTTTAACTTTTTTGTTGTAGTTTTTATCCTCAACATCAAGATATTGATTAAAGTTAATGTTTTGAATTGATCCTTCATTCAAAATAATTTCATTTTTCAAATCCTCAGACCAAATACCAATTTTCTCAAAGTCAGTAATCAAGTATTTGTTTACAATCATAATTTCACCACCTACAACACGTCTATTAAATAACGCAGAGTGTGCTGGTTCGGTCATTTCGAATGAACCTGTAATCTTAGCTGATGACGCAACTGGCATCTGAGCGGTGAATAATGAATTACAAACACCATATTCTTGAACATCTTTTTTTAATGTTTCCCAATCCAAGAACAAATCAGAGTCATTAAGACCCCACATATCAAATTGGAAAATACCTTTCGACATTGGAGAACCTTTGAAGAACTCATAAGGTTTTCTGATACCTTTCTTACACAATTCATTACTCTCAGTAACTGCCGCGAAATAAATTGCCTCGAAGATATTCTTATTCAACGCTTTGGCTTCATCCGAAGTGAAAACGTAATCCAAAAGACAAAACACATCCGCTAATCCTTGAACACCAATTCCGATTGCTCGTTGTTCAAGACCACCCTTAAGACCCTTTTCTGTAGAATAATTGTTTTTATCAATAACATTATTCAATGCTCTTACAGCCTTTCTTACTTCTTGGATTAGAAGGTTATAATCAAACTTACCGTCAACAATAAAGTTTTTCAACACAATTGAAGATAGGGTGCAAATTGCAGTAGTCTTTTCGTCAGTGTACTGATAAATTTCATTACATAGGTTAGATTGCTTAATCACACCAATGTTTTGATGGTTTGTTTTCTTATTCGCACTATCCTTAGCACACAAGTAAGGAACACCCGTCTCAATTTGAGATTCAATTACCTTACTCCATACCTCTTGTGCCTTCACTTTACGACCAATACCCAAGTCAACAGCCTTACGATAGTTTTGTTCATACTCTTCACCATAACACTCTTGTAAAGGTTTGATACCAGCTTTGATAATATCATTTGGACAGAACAAATACCAATCTTCATTGTTTTTTACCGCTCTCATGAAATTATCAGGAATCCAAAGTGC